ACGCTAGAGCGTTGCGTGAGGCTCGCCAGCGTGATTGAGAAGACGGAGGTTGGGCTATGAGCGACATCGCCTTGGTCTGCATTGGTTCGATTTTGCACGCCGTGACGTTCACGGTTGGCATTTTGGTTGGGACTTCTCTGCGAAAGGATGTGCGGAATGACAATGACGAAGGAAAGAAAGAAGCGGGCTGGTGGCATCAGCCTGTCAGCACCGGAAATCAAGGCGGCTCTCGCAGCCGTGGGCCAGGCGGTGCCAAGCCGGTCGCCACGGCCCATCTACCAGTCAGTGCTCCTGTCGGGCGCGGTTCTGTCTGGGAGTGACGGCGATGTACGCATCGACGTGACGCTTGAATCGGTCCCGAGCGACGTGAGTCTGCTGCTGCCGAAGGACAGGCTGTCTGCGATTCTCGGCTCGCACTCGGGCGATGAAATCACGATCACGCCTGACGAGTCGTCGTGCTTGATCAAGGCTGGACGTGGCGAGTGGACGCTGCCGACGGAAGACGCTAGCGAGTACCCGGCGTGGGACGTTGTCGGTGCGAAGCCTGTTACACGGTTGCCGGTGGATCAGTTCTGCCGTGCCGTGAAAGGCGTCGTCTTCGCCGTGGACGACGAGTCGAGCCGCTACGCTCTCGGTGCCGTGCTCGTGGAAGTCAAAGGCGAGGTCGTCACGTTTGTCGCCACAGACGGTCGCCGGCTGTCGTGCGTGAACTGCGAGCATGACCTAGCGGTGGACGACTCGCAGACGCTCGTCCCGGCTCGTGCTATGGCGATTATCGCTCGGCTGGCTGCGTCAGCGGGTGACGCCAGCGTGCAGCTGGAGACGACCGGTAAGGAAATCGTCGCCACGGTTGGCAACGTGACGGTCAAGGCTCGCCTGCTCGACGGTCGCTACCCTCGGTGGCGTGACACGCTGCCGGATCGTGACGCCAAGGCCACGACGGTCAGCCGGTCGGATCTGCTCGCGGCGACTCGGGCAGCAGCCATCGTGACCAGCGAAGAGAGCAAGGGTGTGCAGTTCGTGTTCAGTGACGGCGGCATCTGGCTGCACGGGCAGAGTGCCGAGAAGGGCGAGTCGAGCGTCACCTGTGACGTGGTCGAAGCCGGTGACAAGGCGACGGTCAAGCTTGACCCGCTGTTCGTCCAGCAGTGGTTGGGCGGCATCGACAGCGAGGCAGAGCCAGAGGTCGAGGTCGAAGCCGTTGACGCACAGTCTGCCGTCATCCTGCGATGCGGCGACAACACTGGCGTGATCATGCCACTGGCGGTGGACGCCTGATGGGAAAACACGGTTCATGCGTCTACAGCGTGGCCCGGTTGGAACAGCTTTGGGCGGCAGGCAGCACTCACGTCGAGATCGCTGCCGCCCTTGGCTGCTCCACGCCGTACGTTGCTCAACTGGTGGCAAGGCACAACCTCCCGAGGCGACGCCGTGCGTACCACGGACCACAGGAAGACGACCCGACGCCAGAGCAGATAGCCGAGCGTGCGGCAGAGTGTCGAGCACGGCGAGAACAGCCAGCGGTGCCAAAGACCGAGCGAGTAAGCGCCCCGAAATACTCGTGGGATGGCTACCGCTTCCACGGGATTACTTGACGCGCCGTCTAGTGTGAGTCGCAGTGCCGCACGGAGCGGCTTTCCCCAGTCGAAAGGACGGACGATATGCAACGGATTGTGTTGGCTCTCGCGTTTCTGATTACTACCCCCCCCGGCATCATTTTCGGGCAGGACGTGATCATCAACGCCAGGCGGGTAAATATTTCTTCGGCTCAGGATGACGCCGAGCAAATGGCACGCTCGGGCGTGCTGCGTCACTGCGGCACTGCTGGAGGACGTAGAGAGGGAATCGGCATGTCTTCGTCGTCGCCTCTGGCTGCTGAACGTGCGTGTTGTTTTTATTCCGACGCCATGCGTGGGCGCTATCGAATCGTGGAGAAAGGCGTAGCGTGGTCGCCTGTTCGCCGTGCATGGTTCGCCGTCATCCGCTACGAGTGAACATGGCGAAAGGATGGCTCACAGTCGAGTTCATCGGCGGCCCACTGGACGGCGCTTTACGGCCCGTCCAAGTGGGCGTCGATGTTTTCTATCTGGCGAATGGGCTCGTCATCCATGCGTATGTTCTGGACGAAATCCACGAGGGAAACTACGTGCGTCAGGTGATGCGGCACTTCGAGTGTCTGAACGTGTCGCACTGGTTTGCTTGACGCTGCTGCGATGATCCGTGCATGAAGCCGATCACGTTCAGCGTCGCAGGCGACCCAGTGCCACAGCCTCGGGTGCGAGTCAGCACACGCGGCGGCTTCGCCAGAGCGTACGTGCCGTCGAAGCACCCAGTGCATGCGTATCGTGACGCAATACTGCGTGAGGCTCTAGCGTGCGGTCTGACGCCACTCAGCGAACCGATTGAGGTGATTGTTGATGCTGTGTTCACACGTCCTAAGTCGCACATGAACAAGCGTGGAGTGAAGGCGACAGCACCAGTGCTGCCACGACCTGACTGCGACAACGTCGCAAAGGCTGTGCTTGATGCGTTGAAAGAGTTGTTTGACGATACGCACGTCAGGCGATTGATCGTGGAAAAGTCGTGGGGCGAAGAGGCGAGGACGACAGTGAGGGTGCAGTGACGAAAAGCCCTAGAAAACAAGGGCGCAACGTGCGTGAAGTGCGAAAAAGCCTAGAAAACAAGCACGAAACGCACTCAATGAAAAACATGCGTATTTCCCGAGGAAAACGCATAAAAACACCAAAAACATGCGTTTTTCCCGCGAAAAACAGGGGTTGTTGCAAAATGCTACACTGCCCCCACAGGGGGGGGTAGGGGTAGGTTCTCCCGGCGGTTTTCGCACCAAGCCTCATACGCGAGCTTGCCATAAATACAGCCTCCTGAATGAACGCCCGCACTCCCAAAAAGACAGACGCAGCCAAACGCAGCTACGAGCGGCAGAAGGCTCAAGGCGGGCAGTGGTCTAGGAACATCTCTGCCGCCGGCAGAGACATCGGCAGCATCCCGCCGGTCAAGGACGCCAAACGCCGCGACGCCTGCCGGTCGTCCTTCCGCCAGTTCTGCGAGGTCTACGGTGCCGAGTCATTCCCGCTGGCGTGGTCGCCGGATCACCTGACGGCTATTGCCAAGATTGAGGCGGCTGTGCTGCGTGGCGAGTTGTTTGCCTTCGCCATGCCTCGCGGCTCAGGTAAGAGCACGCTGTCGATCTGGGCGTGCCTGTGGGCCTGCCTCTACGGGCACCGCTCGTTTGTCATGCTCGTGGGCTCTGACCAAGCGATTGCCTGCCAGATGCTCGATACGCTCAAGAGTCACCTAGAGCAAAACGACCTGCTCGCCGAGGACTTCCCGGCGGCGTGCTATCCGGTGCGAGCGTTGGACGGCATCACGGCTCGCGTGCGTGGGCAGACTTGCGAGGGCGAGCCGACGCACATGGGATGGACGGCAGACAAGGTGACGCTGCCGTGGATCACTGGTGCCGCCTCGGCTGGTGCGGCTGTGCGTGTCGCTGGCATCACGGGTCGCATCCGTGGCGTCAGTCACACTCGACCGGACGGCAAGACGATCCGTCCTGACCTGTGTCTGATTGACGACCCACAGACAGACGAGTCATCTGCGTCGCCGTCGCAGGTCTCTACCCGCGAACGCATCCTAGCCGGTGCCATCCTCGGGCTCTCTGGACCGGGCAAGAAGATCGCAGGGCTGGCGACGATTACCGTCATCCGTCCTGACGACCTGGCCGACCGTCTGCTCGACAGGATGCGTCATCCGTCGTGGCAGGGCGAGCGGACGAAACTCGTCTACGAGTGGCCGACTGCGGATGAACTCTGGGGCCAGTACGCAGAGATGCGGCGTGAGGGTCAGCGTAGCGGCGAGGGCACAGGAGCCGCCGACGCTTTCTACGCTGCCAATCAGGCGACGATGGATGCCGGTTCTCGGGTGGCGTGGCCCGAGCGGAAACACGACGACGAACTCACGGCGATTCAGCATGCGTGGAACCTACGCATTGACCGTGGAGAATCGGCGTTCCAAGCCGAGTACCAAAACGCACCGCTGGCGGATGACATCTCGTCCGAGAAGCTCGACAAGCGGTCACTCGCTGCTCGTGCGTTGACGCTTCCGCGTGGGGCTGTGCCGCTGTCGCACCAGACGCTCACGGCGTTCATCGACGTGCAGGACAAACTTCTGTACTGGCTCGTCGCCTCGTGGGGCGAGTCGTTCGGCGGGCACGTCGTGGCCTACGGCACTTACCCTGACCAAGCCAGTACGTTCTTTGAAGCTAAGAACGCAAAGAAGACGCTAGCACTAGCCGCCAAGGGTGCCGGGTTCGAGGGTGCGTTATCCGCTGGCCTAGAGTCTCTGACGCAGATCCTTCTCGGCAAGGATTGGATGCGAGAGGACGACGTGCCCATGCGTGTGCGTCAGGTGCTCGTAGACGCCAACTGGGGACAGTCCACCGAGACGGTGCGGACGTTCTGCCGGCGGTCCACGTTTGCGGCGAGTCTGCTGCCGAGTCACGGCAAAGGCATCGGTGCGTCTGGCGGCTCGCTCACGGAGAAGAAGGGGCGAGGCGAGAAGATTGGTTTGAACTGGGTCATGAGGCAGACGGCGACTAGCCAGCGGTACGGTGTCTATGACACGAACTTCTGGAAGACGTTTTCGGCGGCTCGCCTACGTCTGGCAATGGGCGATCCCGAGGCTATCACGCTCCACGCTGGCGAGCACGACATGCTGGTCGAACATCTCACCAGCGAGTACCCGGTGCGGACTGAGGCGAGGGGCAGAGTCGTGGACGAGTGGAAGCTAGACAACCGGCGAGAGAATCACTTCTGGGATTGTCTCGTGGGCTCTGCCGTTGCGGCGTCGATTGCTGGCGTGCATCCCGTGGCGACCGAGGCGGGTGGACGCCAGCGGAAGAAGGTGACAATCCCGAGCGGGCCGAATGGCAAGAAGGTCATCCAGTTGAAAAGGCTGAAATGAATCAAATCACACTCGCCACCATCGACGGGCTAGAGCCTCGGGACATGCTCGCCATCCGCTCGCGGCTGACGAAGCAGGGCAGCGAGTTTCAGCTTGAGGTTGCCCAGGTGCTTGAGGGTGACGCAAGCAGCTGCACGCCGGTCGCCGTCTGGCACGCTGATGGTGCCATGATCGCTTGGGCGTGCTCGCACGTTTGGCGTGGCATGCAGACGCTTGAGCAGTACGTCGAGGAACGCTATCGGCAGACAGGCAAGGCGACGGCGTTGACTTCGTTCATGCTGTCTGTGCCGGTTATCGACGCAGCCAAGCCGCTGGCGGTGTTCTCACCTTTCACGGCAGACATCGCCCGCAAGCTAGGCGTGGCAGACGTCGTGCTCTTCGAGCGTCGCGGCTCTGAGTGGGTCGAAGTCTGACGGCATACCCGGTCTGTGATTGCCGGTGCTTCCCGTAGCGTTGCTCGCATGAGCGACGAACTACGCGCAAAGATTGCCGAGACGGCATCCGGTCCCAAGCGGGTCCGCACCGACGCAGGCGAAGTTGAGGCACAGGATGTCGCCTCAATGATTGAGGCTGACAAGTACCTCGCGGCAAAGGCTGCGAGTGCAGGTACGAACACGCGGCGTGGTCTGCGGTTCAACAAGCTGATCCCTCCAGGGACGATCTAAGTGGGGATGCTCGGCAACCTGTTCACGCGAGGCAACAGACCGCAGCCTGCGGCTATGCCCGTGCGTGTCCGTGCCAAGTTTGACGCTGCCGAGAGCCAAGACGACCGGCGGCACTGGGCAAACGCTGACGCCTTCGCTGCGGATGCGGCACTCTCGCCGATGAAGCGGCGCGAGATGCGGAACCGTGCTCGCTACGAGCGTGCCAACAACTCGTGGCTCGCTGGCATCTCGTCCACGCTCGCCAACGACCTGGTCGGCACTGGTCCGCGTCTTCAGTTGCAGTTTGGCGACGACGAAAGCGCACGGGCAATCGAAAAGCTGTTCTTCGACTGGGGCTGGCAGATCGACCTTCCGGCGAAGCTGCGGACGATGCGTGAGGCTTTGGTCGTGGACGGCGAAGCGTTCTCGCTGATGATTTCCAATCCTCGCCTGCCTGGCGTTCAGCTTGACCTGCGGCTTGTGGAAGCCGAGATGGTCGCCACGCCTACGGAACTGATGAGCGAGACGATCACGCCAGACGGCTCGACTGTTGACGGCATGGAGTTTGACGCCGTCGGCAACGTCGTTGCCTATCAAGTTCTCAACTTCCATCCCGGCAGCAATTTCCGCGTCAACACTTTGCAATTCCAGCGCGTGCCTGCTGCCCAGATGGTGCATTGGTTCCGGCCTATCCGGCCCGGTCAACACCGTGGGTATCCAGAGGTGGCACCGGCTCTGCGGTTGTTTGGTCAGCTTCGCCGCTACACCGAGGCGGTTGTTGCTGCTGCTGAGACTGCCGCCGACTTCGCGGGCTTCCTGCGGACGAACTCGCCTGCCGCCGAGATTGACGAGGTCGAAGCGTTCGCCGAGATGCCGATTGAGAAGCGGACGATGGTCACGCTGCCAGACGGCTGGACGTTCGAGCAGCTGAAGGCAGAGCAGCCTACGACGCAATTCCCGTCGTTCGTGCGTCAGATTCTTGGCGAGTTGGGTCGCTGCATGAATCTGCCATTTAACGTCTGTGCCCTCGACTCGTCGTCATACAACTACGCGAGCGGTCGCATGGATCACCAAATCTATGCAACGACCCAGCGGGTCATGCGTGACGATCTTGAGCGTGTGATGCTCGACCGTCTGCTTGCGGCGTGGGTCAACGAAGCCACGCTTGCGGGTGTGCTGCCGGAAGGCGTGCCGCCGTTCAGCGAGTGGGATTGGTCGTGGCAGTGGGACGGCAAAGAGCACGTTGACCCGTCCAAGGAAGCCAACGCTGCCGAGACTCGGCTGCGGACGCACACGACCACTCTGGCTGCTGAGTACGCCAAGGCTGGCAAGCAGTGGGATGTCGAACTGCGTCAGCGTGCCGCCGAGGTGGCGCTGATGAAGGAACTCAACCTCTTCGTTGACTTCGCGCCGGAAGTGAACTACGGCGGAACGCTTGACGAGAACGGCGAACCAATGGGGGCCGAATGAACGCAATCAAACTGGATTCTGGCGTGACGTTTCTGCAAGCTGCCGAAGGCGATTCGGCACCGGCTGGCAAGAAGTTTCGCATCGTCGCTTACACGGGTGCTCCTATCCGTCAGGGCTGGAGCCGCGAGCCAGTCGTGATCGACATGGCTGGGATGCAACTTCCGGCGACTGTGCCTGTTGTGGTTGGTCACGACTACGCACTTGGTTCAATCGTCGGGCAGGGTCGCCCATTCATTGAAGCTGGGCAAATCATCGTTGAAGGAGAGATTCTCGCCGACAACGAGAACGCACGACAGGTCGCCGCTCTTGGTGCCGCTGGCTACCAGTTCCAGGCGAGCGTGGGTGCCGATGTCCGCAGGCACCAGAAGATCGACGCCGAAGGCGTCACCACCGTCAACGGCACTGCCCACATCGGGCCGGTGCGAGTCGTCAAAGCCTCATCGCTGCGTGAGGTTTCGTTTGTCACCTTGGGCGCTGATGCAGCTACCAGCGTCGCCATCGCGGCTGAAGCCGACGAGGAGTTTTCTATGGCGGACAACGCCAACCAGACGCCCACCGAAGAGCCGGTCACGGCTGCGGTGGAAGCCACGGCGAGTGTCGCCGTGGAGACCAAGCCCGAAGTCGATCACGCCGAAGTGATCGCGTCCCTCACGCAGAAAGTTTCCAACATGGAAAAGCTCCTTGCGACCCGCGACGAGCGACCGGCGGCTCCTGCCATCCACATGGCGCAGCCGACCAGCCGCAGCCCCGAAGTGATTGAGGCGGCGTTTGCCCTCCAGGGCAACCTGCCGAACGTCGAGAAGCAGTACGACGCCAAGACCCTCGAAGCCGCTGGCAAGATTCAGCGGACGACGAGCCTCGGCGAAGTTCTGCTCTCGGCTGCTGAGGAAGGCGGCTACACCGGCTCGCGTCGGATTTCCGCTGCGACCCTGCGTCCGATTCTTGCTGCTGCTTGGGCGACCCACAGCATCAGCGGCATCCTGTCGGCGACCGTCAACAAGTTCCTGCTCGCCGGCTTCAACGGCGTCGAGTCCTCGTGGCGGTCGATCTCGTCTGTGCGGAGCGTGAACGACTTCAAGGCGCTGACGAGCTACCGGCTCAACGGCGGCATGAAGTTCGAGAAGGTCGCCCCTGGCGGCGAACTCAAGAACGCTGCCGTCAGCGACGAGTCGCGGACGATCTCGGCAGAGACCTACGGCATCATGACGAGCGTCACCCGAAATGACCTCATCAACGATGACCTCGGTGCTCTGACTGCGGTGCCGCAGCGGATCGGTCGTGGCGGTGCTCTGAAGCTCAACGACGTCTTCTGGGCTTCGTTCCAAGATGACTCGTCGTTCTTCACCACGGGCCGTGGCAACAAGAAGACCACGGCGGGTGCTCTCAGCCTGGCGAACCTCAAGGCGATTGCCACGCTGTTCCGCAAGTTGAAAGACCCGGACGGCAACCCGGTTGCCGTTGAGCCTCGGGTGCTGCTCGTGCCAGCCGACATCGAGTTGGCTGCTGCGGAGATCATGGGCTCGTCGCTCTTGGTCGGCGGTTCGTCCGCTGGCCCGGATCGCAACGTGCTCGCCGGTCGGTATCAGGTCGTCTCGACCAGCTACCTGTCCAGCGCCGAGGACTACTACCTGCTTGCCTCGCCGGCTGACATGCCGGTGATGGAAGTGGCGTTCCTCAACGGCGTGCAGTCTCCCATCGTTGAGACGGCGGAAGCTAGCTTCGAAACGCTAGGGGTAAATATGAGGGGGTATTTCGACTTCGGCGTTGCCCGAGCCGAGTACCTCGCCGGCGTGAAGGCTGACGCTTCTTGATCTGAAGACAAACCGTGACCGCCGGGCGGGAGCCCAAGCCCGCCCGGCGGCATGATTCCAACCAACTCCATTCCCAGAAAGTAGGTGATCTATGGCTTCTTATTCTCAGGCTGGCTGTCTGATTGAGCACACGCCGTCGGCTGCTGTGGCTGCTGGTGCTGTCGTTCTGCTCGGTGATCTTGTGACCGTTGCCACTCATTCCATTGCCGCCAACGCGGCTGGTACGGTGGCGGTTGATGGCGTGTGGAGCATCGCCAAGGCTTCGGGCGCTGTCTCGCAGGGTGCGCTTCTGTACTGGGATGCCACCAACAGCGTCGTCACCACGACTGCCAGCACGCACAAGCGGGCCGGCAAGGCCGCTGCTGCGGCTGCGTCGGGCGATGCGTCGGTGATGGTCATCCTCAACGTCGGCTGAGTTCTCGTCCCACTGCAAGCCGCCGGCGGCAGCGTTTCATCCTTTCCGCGCCGCCGGCGGTCTTGTAGTCAGAGGTGCCTATGTCCGATCTACTCGCCAGCGGTGCAGCGTGGCTCGCCGGTCAGTTGTCGGCGAGTGCGTCGCGGTCTGTCCGCTACTCTCGCGGGGCTGACTACGGCACAGTCAGTGCCACGATTGGAACAAGCCGCTTTGAGTCGCAGGGCACCAGCGGCGTGGTAGAGCAGTGGGAGTCGCGTGACTTCGTCATCAAGGCGGGCACGCTTCCGTTTGGCGAGCCGCTGCGGCACGACAAGATTGTTGACACGATCAACGGCGTGGACATCACGTATGAAGTGACGAGCCCGCGTGGCGTCCCCGTGTTTCATTACGGCGACGCATTCCGGCAGACGGTGCGTGTTCACACGATTGCCACTGCCGAGGCGGCGCAGGTCGCTCCGACGCTCAGGCGTCGATTCTGGGGCTCGTTTGCTGCGACGACTATCACTGACGCTCAGATCGTCGCCAGCCTCGCTAATGACCTCGGAGGCTCTCGGGCACAGTCGAGGACGATTACCGCACAGACTGCGTATATCTACGTCGTCCTGCCGACGAGTTTCGGCGTACCGACGTTTGCAGTCAGCGGACTGACGTCGTCCGCCTGGGAGACGACGACGAGGACAATCACGTTCGCTGGGCAGGCTGCGGCAAGCTACGGCATCTATCGCACCACGTATCCGATCACCGGCACCGTCAACCTCGTGGTCACATGACGTATGTCAAGCATCAAGGGCACCAACGTACTCGCGCCGGTCGTGCCATTCGACACGACAGATGCACACGCATCGCACGAGGCACGGTACGGCAAGGGCGGATACCGCAGCGTGGCCGACATCGCCGAGAGAGACGCGATTCCGCAGTTGAGGCGGGAAGCGGGGATGCTGGTGCTGACGCTCTCGGACGGCATCGTGTGGCGACTCAATAACAACTTAACGACATGGACTGACAACAACCTCACCACAAGCCTCGACGGCGGGAATTTTTGAGCATGAGCAACACTATCCGCATTAAGAGACGCAACGCAGCCGGTGCGGCAGGCGCTCCCGCTAGTCTTCAGCAGGCAGAACTTGCATTCAACGAAGCCGACTCGACGCTCTACGTGGGCGTCGGCACTGGTGGCGCTGGCGGGTCAGCTACGACGATTCAGGCAATTGGCGGCAGTGGCACCTTCGCCACCAAGAGCTACGTGACGTCTGCGGTGTCTGCGGTGGATGTTTCGTCGCAGCTCTCAAGCTATCTGACCACATCCGCCGCTGCATCGACGTACCTTTCACAAGCGACGGCGGCCAGCACATACGCAACGCAGAGCAGCGTAAGCACGGCAATCTCAAACGTAATCAATGCGGCACCGGCTGCTCTCGACACGCTCAAGGAACTGGCTGACGCTCTCGGTTCCGATGCTGAGTTTTCCACGACCGTCACAGCGTCCCTCTCTGGCAAGATGGCAAAAGCAAGCAACTTGTCGGATGTGGTCGATGTTTCGGCGGCTCGCACGAATCTCGGGCTCGGCACAATGGCAGTCCAGGCGGCGAGCAACGTGGCGATCACTGGTGGCTCGGTTGCAGGCATCGACTTGAACGGCGGGACGTTCTGACGTGTCAAACACCGTACGCATCCTCCGAAGCACCACGGCAGGCAACGTGCCGTCCTCGCTCGTCAGCGGCCAGATCGCTGTCAACGAGGCAGACGGCAAACTGTTCTACAGGGCAGTCAACGGAACCGTCACGCAGTTTGCGTCTGGTGGTGGATCGTCACTGTCAGTGCATGCGAGCGCGTCGGCGTTCCCCGCGACTGGGTCAGAAACGACGCTGTACCTAGACGAGAGTAACTCTCGGATATTCCAGTGGGAATCGCCCTTCTACGTGGAGGTCGGCGTCTCGGGTGGTGGTGGCAGTGCGGCGGTAGATAACTCAATACATCCGTTTTTGCTGATGGGAGGCTGACGTATGCCACAGGCTCACAAAGTTCTCGGGCAATCCAATCCGGCAGCCACTACGCTGACAACGCTCTACACGGTGCCATCGGCAACGCAGGCAGTCGTCAGCACTATCACGATCTGCAATCTTGCCAGCAGTGCCACGACCTACCGGATCGCCGTGCGGTCTGCTGGTGCGTCAATCGCCAACCAGCACTACGTTGCCTATGACGCTGCCCTGCCAGCGAACGACACGGCAACTCTCACGCTGGGCGTGACGCTGGCGGCGACCGATGTGATCTCGGTCTACGCCGCTTCGGCTAACGTCGCGTTCTCAGCGTTCGGCGTGGAGATCACATGACCATTGGCGCTGCCTCGTCATCGCTCATCAGTGGCTCGCGGCTGCGGTCTGAAATCAGCCGCGAGGTGCGTGTGCTTGTTGTCGCTGGTGGCGGTGGTGCCGGTCGAGGCGTGCCCGGTGGAAATCCAACGTACCGTGGCGGCCCCGGCGGGGCGGGCGGTTTTCTGGAAGTGCTTTCTGTGCTGGTAAATTTAGGCACCGAATACTCTGTCACTGTCGGTGCAGGTGGGGCGGCTAACGGCACAGCGTTGCAGCAAGGCGTGAACGGCGGGCGTAGTGCGTTTGGTCAGATATACGCCTACGGTGGTGGTGGTGGAGGAGCTAATTCCGCCACGTCAGGCGGCAGCACTCCGTCTGCGTGGAATAGCGGCATGGGCATTGCCGGTGGTTCGGGCGGCGGCGCGGGTGCGCAAGCGAACGCATTTGGAACAGGTGGCGCAGCACTGTTCGGTCAAGGCAACGCTGGTGGGGGATCATTTTTTAACTCCACCGGTCCCGTCTACAACGTAGGTGGTGGTGGTGGCGCAGGTGGCCCCGGCGGCGCGGCGTCAAGCGGGGGACACGGTGCCGCCGGTGCTGGCAGCGTGTCTTCGCTAAACGGTGAAACGTATTCTGCGGGGGGTGGTGCATCGACTGGCGCGGGGGCAGCTAATTCCGGCCGAGGTGGTGGCTCGACAGTAACTGGTTTTGGAACCAATGGCGGATCTGGCGTCGTCGTCCTGCGGTTCTCCGCAACGCTCAACATCACGCTCTCTGCTGGCCTGAGTTCGACAATCACGTTTTCCGGCGGCGACGAGATCGTAACTATCACAGGGGGCACCGGCACGGTGACGTTCTCCTAATGGCTCACTACTGTTTTCTCAACGATCAGAACATCGTCACCGAGGTAATCGTCGGACGCGACGAAAACGAAGGCGTCGATTGGGGGAAGCACTACGCCGAGCTTCGCGGGCAACGGTGTCTGCGGACCAGCTATCACACGCAAGCAGGACAGCACCGCGACGGCGGCGCGCCGTTCCGGCTGAACTACGCTGGCATAGGCTACGAGTACCGAGAGGACATTGACGCCTTCGTGCCGCCTTGCCCAGGCGAGGGATGGGTGCTGGACGAGGAGACGGGAACGTGGGTGAAGGCATAGCCGGTCGCTGTGCTGCTCGTCGCCGTGACAATGCCAGCGATAGGAGCACTCTATGCCGACGTTTTCGCAGCTGCCCGGCGACCTGACTGTTGAATTTGTTGTAGCGGACGAACTCAACTTCACGCTTGACCTTGATGTGGATGTCACAGGCTACACGTTCACGGCTGGCGTCTACGTCGTCAGCACAAACGGGTTTTTCGGTGGCGGCGGCGGAACCGTGAACGCTGTTGGGGCTACTGCTATTACGCCGACGATCACGGTCGTCAACGCTGCCGCCGGCACGCTCGCATGGGGCGCGAGTGAAGCCCAGACGGTCACGCTGTCACCGGCAATCAAGTACCGGCATTTCGTGCGGTGGGTGACGCCTGCTGGCATTACTCGCACGGTTGTCAGCGGCGACTTCATCGCGAAGGCACCATGAGCGACATCACGGTCAACGTCACGAACGCAGGAGCCGCTAACGTCGCCGTATCAGGCGGATCGACGGTCAATGCGTCTGTTGGCAATGGCGGCACTGTCAAAGTCGATATTGGAACAATCTCGCCAGGTAATGCCACGGTCGTCTCTGGCACGCTGGCAATCAACAGCGTGACGACTCTCGCTGCTGGTTCGCAGGCGTACGTCAAGAACGACACCGGCACGGCATTCGCTGCGAAGCTAGACATCGGCATACCGGCTGGGCCAGCGGCTACAGTGAGCGTCGGCAGCACGACGACGCTGGAAAGCGGCAACGCCAGCGTGACGGGGACAACCAGCGGCAATAATCTCACTCTGGCGTTTGCGATCCCTCGCGGTGCTGCTGGTGTAAACGGCACCAATGGCACCAACGGCGTCACGCCCGCGATCACGGCCAGCGCCACTACGCTATCGGCTGGCAGCTCTGCCACCGTCACGGCCACACCCAGCGACGGCGGCTCAAAGGTCGCCCTGGCGTTCGGCATCCCGCGAGGGGCTGACGGTGCCGCTGGTGCTGGCGGCGGTGCATCGCTCTCGGACGCCACGCCCTCGGCTCTCGGCACAGCGTCGGCGGGCACTAGCTCGACTGCCAGCAGGAGCGATCACGTCCACACGCTTCCGTCACTCTTGACGCTGGGGGCGGCAGCGGCGAATCACAACCACCCATATGTAACAGGGCTCAACAATCTGACGGGCGAGTTGACGCTGGCGGCTGGCAATAACGTGTCGCTGACTGCCAGCGGATCGACCATCACGATTGCCGCAGACGACGACATCGACGGCGGGTGGTTTTACGGCACCAGCGGTCTGTCTCGGTCGATCACGATCACTTCGCCGCCGACGGGCCAGACGGCAAGCAGTGGGGCAGCGACGTTCGCCGTGACTGCGGTGGCAGAGCCGAGTGGGACGCTTTCGTACCAGTGGCAGAAGAGCGATTCGGCGGGTTTCGCTGCCACGCAGAGGACGCTTCCTACGAGCGCGAACTGGTACAGCGTTGCATACGGCAATGGCACGTTTGTCGCGGTGTCTACAGGAGGCGGTACCAACAGCATCGCAGCCACTAGCACAGATGGTATCACTTGGACGCAGCGGGCGATGCCAGTAGGAATTTGGTACAGCGTCACCTACGGAAACGGCACGTTCGTCGCCGTTTCCTCCGGTAGCCCAATCGCAGCCACAAGCACAGACGGTATCACTTGGACGCAGCGGACGCTGCCTGTTGACGCAACGTGGGCCAGCGTCACCTACGGTGGCAGCACTTTTGTCGCAGTGGCGTATGACACAGCGATCGCGGCGACGAGCGCAGACGGAATTACATGGACGCAGCGAACGCTGCCTGCGAGTGCAAACTGGCTCAGTGTCGCCTACGGTGGCGGCACATTCGTCGCAGTCGCTAACAGCTACAGTATCGCAGCGACTAGCACTGACGGCATCACATGGACGCAGAGGACACTGCCAGCGAGCGCGAACTGGCAAAGCGTCACGCATGGCAACGGCACGTTTGTCGCGATTGCTTTCGGCAACACGCCCGCTTACGCAGCCACTAGCCCTGACGGAATCACTTGGACGCAGCGGGCGATGCCTGTAGCCACAAGCTGGACTAGCGTCACCTATGGAGGCGGCACATTTGTCGCAGTAGCCGCCAGCGGCAACATCGCAGCGACAAGCACTGACGGCATCTCATGGACGCAGAGGACGCTGCCTGCAACCGCAAGCTGGCAGGCCGTCGCCTACGGCGGCAGCACGTTCGCCACTGTGGCGTACAACAGCAGCATCGCAGCGACGATCACACTCTCAGGTCAGTCTGATTTCGCCAACGTCTCCGGTGCGACATCATCCACGCTCGCCCTGACCGGCTTGACAAGTAACGCCGACAACCTCGACCGCTTCCGCGTGGTCGTGTCGGCAGCGAATGCGTCGAGCGTGACGAGCCAGCCCGCAACACTCACGGTGTCGTGACATGCCAAACCGCCAAAAAGTAAAGCGAAGCTATACCGCTGGCGTCACGCCAACGGCGGCAGAGCTTGGGCCGCAC